TAATTCTCAACAGGTTTCTCCTCGACCTTTGCGTGTCGAAGACTATCTATATCCATAAATTTTTCTGAGATTGTTTTTCTTAATTGATTAAATGTTTTCATTATCCGTTACCACCACTATTATTGCCGTTACCACCATTACCATTACCATTTCCGTTGCCGTTACCATTTTTTGGTTCGTCAACAGTGTGGCCATTTTATTTACGGAGCGTTCCAGCACGACCTACAACCTTAAATCCTTTTGGGATTGGTTTACACTTTTTGTCAGTGTAACAGTAATATTGTCCCGCAGGGCAGCGTCCGTTCTTAGCCATCAAAAGAGTAATTACTCCTTATTATTTATCAACCATCAAGTGCTACAGTGAGACCCAAAGTCATACCTGGCAGTTCAGTCCAACTAGTGCCATTATAAAAATTAATTTTTTGAGTGGTTGTGTTGTAAATCATCGCACCTTCATTAAAAGTTGCTGCATCTCTTGCTGAGGTTGTGTATTGTGGCATATAGAATGCGGTTCCAACCGTTGCAATACCAGTAACATTCCAATTTCTAGCAGTTGCTTCATCATATGTTATATCACCAGTTACATCTAAATTTCCACTTAAAGTTAAATTAGTACCAGCACAGTTTTCTGCAAGTTCAGATGGAGCTCCAGATAATGCTGTGCTAGCGATACCAACCCACTTTGATGTAGATGAGTTGTAAATTAATAGTTGATTATCAACCCCAGTAAAAGTAACATCATCAAGATCCTTGATGAATCCTGCACCACCACCACCGATTGATGACAGTTGATATTGAACTCTCTCTACAAATATCTTATAGTGTTTTTGAAGTTGATCAAGAGTTACAAAATCTTGATTAAGTGGAGTAAGGGGATCTGGATTATCAGTCTCTGGTGGATCCTCTCCAAGAGGAACATTAGTCTCTGCAAGTAACTGCTGTTCTTCTTTTAATTGTTTTTGAGATGACTTAATCTCTTCTACAATTTTGTAAAGTCCTTTAATATCAGACTTTACATAATCGATATCTTTATCATAATACTTGACTTCTGGAAGTCCTGAGATTTCTTCTCTTAGCTCAGTAAAATACTTTAGAAGTAACTCATCAGTCTTGGTGCTGGTGTAGTTAATCTCCTTAAGTTCTTTGTTGATGTTCTGCTTGAGAGTGTTGTACTCTCCAAGAAGTTGTTTCTTTAGTTTGCGATCATCATCTTTGAACTCTTTATGATACTCCCACATTTTGAGAGATGATGATCTAAGTTCCTTCCAGATCTTGTCTTTCTCTTCATCAATACGAGTATCTACTTTTTCACTTAGATTAGAGATATCATTCTCAATCTTGATCGTGCTGTTGAAATGCTTTGTTTCGACATCCTCAGAGAGTTGTTCAAGATCAAATTGAACTTTTCCTCTCAGTCCTTCAATAGTGTCGTTGACCTTTACAAAATCATCATCAATAACACTAAAGGTTTTACCAATCCACGAGAAGTCTGGAACTTCATTTATTTCATTAACCCACTTAGGGAACTGTGGAATCGATGCTTTTACTGTATCAATAGCTTCGCAGATTGCTGCAATTTCTGCATCATAATATTTGACCTCTGGTAAGTTTGTTACCTCAGTTTGGAGTATATCAATCCTATCTTCAATAGCATCAACTTGCTCATCATAATACTTAACTTCGGGTAGACCTTTGATCTGTTCTCTTACAAGATCTACCTGATCACATATTGCTTCTACTTCTCTGTCATAATATCTGACTTCAGGAAGATTGCTAATCTGCTCTGCAAGTTCCTCAAGTTCTTTATCGTAATACTTTACTTCTGGGATGTCAGGAATGTCTGATCTGACATCATTAATCATTCTGACCAGTTCTGGCCAAGGTGGTACTATATCCTGTACTTCTGCAAATGTATTTCCGTCCGCGTCTTCTATAGTTTGAGTGCTTTCTTCTAACTCAATATAATCTTCAACAGAAGGGAGTTCCTCTGCATTCTCTTCTGTTATAAAATCTTCAACTGATGGTAGGTCGTTATTGACCAAATCATCAATAGAAGGCAAGTCTTCTTTCGACATTTTATTAGTAACTTAAATACTTCGGGATTTCTCTCCCGATATTATTTAGGATCTTCTTTTAGTCCGTCCTTTAGCATCTTTGCAAGATCTGCAGTCGATCCAACAAACAAAGCATTATTAACTGTAGATGGTCCTTTAATCTTTTCTTCTGCTTCAACATCTTTCAGTTTCTTTTGCAGATCTAATAATTTATCTGTTGCATCAGCAACGTTTTTAATCAATTGACCTGCAACTTCGTATGCTCTAGGCATCTCACTTTCTTGAGCAAGTTCAAGGACACCGTTGAGAGCCTCTTGTCCCTTTTCTATGATGGAGTAAAGATTACCTCTAGTATATTCGTAGTCTTTTTTTATATCATCTACGCCTTCTTTTACTCTTTCAATTTTATTTTCAACAACCTCTGGTTTGATAACCTCACCAGAGGTATTGAATGTGTCATTTAGATCGTCAAAGTTTTTTGTCATTTTCATCAGAACGAACCATCAAATCCAAAGTCATCGCCTACTTCAATAAGCGCATTATCAGCAGCAGTGATTTCATGAATCTCTGTTCCACCAAGGTGAATAGTGGCCGCTGTCTTATCTTCTCCACGTCTAACGGTAATATTATTTCCACTGATAGACTTCAAGAACATTTGCTCACCTTCAATATTGATGTAAGTGTTAGCGGTTAACGTGCTGCCATCCGCAACTTCAAAGGTTTTTGCTGTCTTGGTAATGTCTGCTGCGAGAGTAGTAGCAGCATCTCCAGTATAATTTTGAGTTGCTCTTGGTGTTGCAGTATAAGTAATTTCTCTGGTAGCGTTGGAAGTATCGGTTCCAGTGAGGTAACTGATAGAAGCTCTCTTGATGATATCCTTGGTTGCAGTGGTTGCTGGACCAAACAGATATGTTTTTGCGGTAAATCTTAGTGTATAAAGAAGAACTCTTCTAGAGGTGAAATCTCCTTCATAATCATCTTGCATGGTGATATTTTCCAATATCACAGGAATATCTTTTTTCTCTTGAATGGACTCTACTAATTCAACTGTGAGATTAAATGCTGGTTGAAAGTAGGGTAAAATTTGTTCAATAATTTGAAGAGCATCGTCATTTAATTTTGACATGATTGCCAATTCAAATTGCATATTGTAAGGAACAGGCATATACTGTTTCTTTACAATAGATCCGTCATTAGGATCTTTTACAGTAAAATTTTGAACTGTAGAAACCTTACGAGAAGGGTCATACGTCAATCCAGTAAACTCAAAAGACATCCTTGGCAAAGTGATGGCAAACGGTTTGTTGAGATCTGGTGACTGGTTTATTCTTGCCAGAAACTTCTGGGTAGGACCGTATGCCAGAGGAATCTTTACAACGCTAACAACGTTATCCGAAGAATCTTCGTGCTTAATCGAAATGTTGTTAAACAGAGTACCAAAAGATATAATGGTCCTCCTCAAAACTTCGTTGTAAAAATACTCAAACATTTTTAAGTCCTACAATATCTTTATATTAAGATATTTTTATTTAGGGAATACCAAAGGGGTTCCTTTCGCTAAAGTCGATAATTGAATCAGCCTCGGTTTCAATATTAATATTATCAGCAAATCCATCATCTGCTGGATTCGAGTCTGCAACACGTAGAGGATACGATGCTCCAGATGTAGATCCAACAATATTTTCTCCGATAGTGAACTCTCCAGTAACTGTTCCGACCTCAAGAGTATTTGATTCAGAATTCCAAACTCTGACTCTTGCAGTTGTACCACTAGAAGATCCTGTTACAATCTCATTAAAGGAGAATGCACCGGAACCAGAGCTCTCTGGATTACCAATAACAAGTGTAGGTGCGACAGAGTATCCAACACCAGTGCTTGAAAGGTGAATTGCAGAAATAGTTCCAGCAGCACTTACAATTGGATATGCAACAGCAGATGCAGTGGTCACACCTGTTTCAAATACTTCATTAGTAAACGTAACTGTGGGTGCCTCTGTATACCCTCCACCACCAGATGTAACAGTGATAATGCCAACAACACCATCACCAATTGTTGTCGTTGCAGTAGCACCACTTCCAGTTTGATTTGATGGGACACTAAATCGTACAGCAGGAGCCACTGTATAACCAGCACCAGATTTTACTACATTTACTGCTTGTACTGATTTTAGACTTGCGTTAGTGTTCTGATTGCATACATTAATTCCACCAATCATGGTAGCTATACCAACAGCAGTTGTTCCTCCAGATGGAGCTGATGTGACACCAACAGTTGGAACGACACTATATCCGCCACCTCTATTCGTAACGGTAAAGGATCTAACACCACCATCAAAGATAGCAGCAGTTGCGGTTGCTGTTACGCCAGCACCAACCAAAGTGAGTGTTTGTGTTGGACCCTGAATGGTGTTGATACCATCTTCAGTAAGTCCATCATACTCTTCACCGATGAGATTATTATCAATATCATCGATACCGGTTGCGATAACTTCGTCTTCCAGACGGAAGAGTTCGCAATACAGTTCATAGACATAGAGATTTTGTAATTGATAATACGGTTTTGCGTATTCAATATCTTTAATCTCATAAATCCTATCATCTAGAGGGAACCAAATAAGATCTCCACTTTTTGGTCTAGTTGATAGTTTTACATTTGACTGATCTTCAATCAGGGGAGTAATATAGTTTTCAAATCTATCTCTTGATATAATAAGTCTTACCTCATCTTTTGATTCAATTCCAAACTTTGAAAGAATATTTCCTGCGCCAGAGTACTGATCATAGTTATCAACATATGCCTCAAGAGGAAGTGCCATGTCGAATTTAGACTGCACAACCTCTCTTATGACAGTATTCTCCGTCATAAATTTTCTGGGTAGATAAAAGATATCTACACCATAAGTTCTGAGCTGCTCATTTATCAAATCCTGAACAAGGTTCTGTTCAGAGGATGTGCCTTGTGTAAAGAAAGGATTTAATACC